TTAGTGAGCACAGGCTTTTAAAAGCGCACGTTCGGCACTCTCATACGAAGTATGCGAATAGATATCCATTGTCACGCTTGCTGAAGCATGCCCCATAAAGTATTGAACGCTCTTAACGTCCATACCATATTCCGAAATGCATCTCGTGCAAAAAGTATGTCGCAGAACGTGCGGCGTAATCTTTGGCAACATATCGTCTTCATGTAGCTCATTAAACTTGCTCATGATTGTACGAAACTTTTGGCCCACGTCACTTCCGATACACATTTCCCCATGCTTCGTCACAAACAGGAACCCGCCATAACCGTTAACGATTGGTTGTTGTTTTCTTTCTTTCGCGGTCCTCACAACATCTTGTAGGCACGGCAAAAGAATAGGATCAATTGCAATGAACCGTTCGCCTGCTTCTGTCTTCGTGGTCTCAATATAACGACCATACTTTGGGCAATATGATGTCTGTTTGGTTACGGCAATTCTCTTCTTTGCAAAGTCTATATCGCGAACTGTGAGGGCACAAAGCTCTGAAACACGCACTCCAGTATAAGCCAGTATCATAATTTGATTATAATACTTCGCGTATTTCGGCACAGACTGAACGAATTCCAAAAACCTGTCGAGGTCTTCTTGGGATACCGCGTTACGATGTTTTCTCGCCTTGGGCATGACATCTGTCAAAGGAAACTTCGCTGGATTTTTTGTAATAATCTCATCCTCAACAGCTTGGTTAAAAGCCGGCTTGAGGACCTTTGCAAGTGTTTCAATCGACGAGAACCCCAGCCCACCGTCACTCAATTCAATATAGAACTGTTTGACGGCACTTTTCGTCACCTCTTGTACTTGCAGATGCGAGAAGCTACTGGCCTGAATATGGCGATATGATACATCATAATTTGTAGCGGTCGTGTGTTTGAGGTTATGCTTGAGATCAATGTACTGCTTGACAAGCTCTCCGACGGTAAGCTTGCTACCTGCAATCACGCCGTCGCGCAGCTTATCTTTAATCTCATCTTCTTTTTCTCGCAGCTCTGTTAACGTCGGGGCGTACACGCAACGTCGTACCCCGTCGTTGTCTTTGTATCGGTACATATAGGTAAAATCTTGACGCTGGCTCTCACCGGTCTTCAATAACCTACCTTTATTGTCTTTGCGCTTTTCTGACATTACGTCTCCTTTCCTGCCAAAAGCGCCGATATGGTAATTGGTATTATAGCACCATCGGCGCAATTTGTCATTAAATCGAATAGGTATTATCAATGTAATTCTCAAAAAGTTTACGTTTGACGAGTCGCTTCGACCCAACGTACATAACGAATGGGCACTTCTCATCGTCAGTGATCTCGCGCAGCTTATTTACACCAATAGAAGAGTACGCAGAAGCCTCTTCAAGCGTCATAGAAACCTTTTCCCAGAAGGGTATATCCTTTTTCATCTTGACTCCTTAGAAACGAATAGGGGCTCTCCAAATGACGGAGAGCCCCTTATTGTTATATCCTTTTACAGCGATGCGGCCAGACGGTCCAGCATCGTGATGACTTCCTCGCGAGTGACCAGGTCTCCCGGACGAGAACCGTCTGTAATCGACGCGCCGTTCTTCGTCTTCTTTCTCTTCAGACTCTCGATCGAAGCAACGGCATACGCCGAAGCAGGCTTCTTCGCAAGCTCTGCACGGTACACCTTCATCATCTCGTTGAACTTTTCCTGTGTCATATATTCCTCCATCTGCGCGGGATACTGCCCCGCGCGCACCATTGCATTTGTGTATTTACCATGAGCGTCCCATTGGAAATGAGGCTTGTCAGGAAATGACTTCCAGTCGCCTCCCCATGTAAAGCCAATTTCCTTTCCGATCTTTGCAATGCCATGCCAGAACGCATTGTCACTGTACTCCTGACCGCGCACATTCTTACACACATCGAAAGCAAGACCGGCCTTCACGCCATGGAACGAAGGGACCGCCGTCTTGGCAGTCCCTTCTCGATAACACTTCTGCTGATACTCGTTGTCGCGCACTGTGCCGGTCACCAGAACGGGATACCCCGCCTTCTTGCACTCTTCGATGAAGATACGGCAATTCGCAGCAACGTCTGGGCGGAGATCATCAATATTCCGGCTGTTGATCATGACAGCACAGGCTCCTTCTCGTCGCGGCCGGTCTCACCCGGATGGGTCTTCTCGTCCTGCTGTTTGTTATACACGCTGGTAGAAATGCCGATGAGTGTACCGATGAACGCAATGATCGCGTTGATGGTCACAGACACCTCGTTGGCGAACGGCCAACCCCACACACCTGCGAGGACATTGTAGAGCACAGAAAGCGCGGGAAGCGCGATCAGTGCCATCCACTTGAGGACATCATATACCTTATTATTGAGTTCAAACTTCATTGTTGCTCTCTCCTTCTTTCTCTTTCAGTCCAATAATCTTATTGGCAACTGCAATGCAGGCAGTCATCACCGAAGTGAGACCGCCTGCACCAAGTACATACGGGAAGAGCTGATCCCATTGCCAGCCCTTCACGCTATAAAATGCCACCGTATAAATAACAAAGATCCACATCGGGATCATCATCCAGACGTAGATCTTATTACGGGTATGCATTTTTTTCGCACGCTTCGCTTTTCCACTCACAGAAAACTCGCCTCCGCCGTGCATTTGTCATAGGTTTGCAGGATGTTTTTCGTGGCGTGAATCGTGATCTGATTCTTAAAATCCGGATGCTTCGCGCAGTACGAGTCGTACTCGGTGATATCAGAAAGCGTCTGATCAAAGTGCTCCTTGGAGTGTTTGATCCCATGCAGAAGCTCATCATTAAAGTGCAGGATACGATATCGGCAACTGATTGCGTACCGTTCGTTGTCCTGCGCTATGTGCTTCTCTAACTTATCCTGCGTCTGCATCTGCTGAGCCATGATCCTATCGAGTTTCGCGTTGGTCTCCTTGTTGATCCCCTTGCCGATCAGTCCCCACAGGTTTACTTCCAACTTGGGGATCTTTATCAGTGTGCCGAGGAACACAACAGCGACCGCAACTACGTTCACTACTTGGTCCGTCATATGGCCCTCCTTACTGTAAAAGATAGAGCCACGTTAAACATTAACGGCTCTTAATAGCTTAAAGCAAGGCTTGCTTTGGCTATTGCATATACTTTACACGCCGAACTTTCTGGTTCTCGTGCTATACTCTTCCAACAGTGCATCTAATTCACTGTCTTCCAGCGCCGGAAACATAGTAGGAGAGAAGAACAACTCTGCGTATGCTGCCTGCCAAAGTAGGAAGTTACTTAATCGCATTTCTCCGCCTGTCCGCAGGATCGCATCCGGTGTTGGAATCTCTGCCGTCAGTGCTTCATCTATCTCATGTACTGTTTTTGCCCCACTCTGCACAGCGCGAGCAATGGCATCATGACCTCCATAATCTGCGCAGATGGTCAGCGTCAGCGCACCACATCCGCGAGTCTCGTCCTCCATCACACCCATGCTTTTCACGAGGTCTGGCGCCAAACGGTCTCTCCGGCCTGCGAAGCGTACCCGGATGCCGCGAGAAGTGAACCACTCGCGACGTTCCCGGAAATACCACCGTGCGAGATCCATGATTTGATCTACTTCGCCGCTCTCGCGTCCCCAGTTTTCAGTGGAAAAACAGTAGACCGTCAGCATTTTCACATCACGCGAAATTGCCCACTCGCAGCAGCGCTCAATCACATTCAACCCCTGCGCGTGTCCAGCTTCTTTGGGGAGATTCTGTGATGCCGCCCAACGTCGATTTCCGTCGGCAATGATGGCGAGATGCCTCACAGTGCCGCCACCTCCTCCGTAATACTACGAAGCATCCTCTGGGCATGACCGTCACCAGACACCGTGCAGTCTGCCAGATACGCCCGTGCTAAGTCACGTGCGGCGCACGCTTCCAACAGAGTGCAGACTCCATCGCCGTCCCGCAGATCATCCATGATCTGATAGGCTACGCCAAGCCCCATGCCATACCGCGCAGCCGCATCCTCTTGACTGCCGGAGGCGTCAGCTGCCATGGCTCCAAGGACACAGGCAGCCTCCATCAGCGCCCCGGCCTTGCCAGCATGGATATGGAGCAAGGCATCCAGCTCTGCTGAGTATCCAATCGCTTCCCACGCCTGCGCCTCTGCCATAGCTGCTGCTGCACTGGACAAAGAGGTGACTGCACGAGATCTCTGCTCCGCCGGTAGATCGGAGCCGGCGATCATACCAAACGCCGCTGACAGCAGGATGTCTCCGGTAAGTACCGCAACGGCCTCGCCATGGGCAGTGTGCAACGCAGGCAATCCTCTGCGCTCCACCGCCCCATCCATGCACGGGAGATCATCGTGAATCAGGGACATGGTATGTACCAGCTCCACGGCTACCGCCATAGGCAGGGCATCCTCCGCACGTCCTCCAGATGCTTCGCACCAAGCCAGAGTAAGGATAGGACGGATGCGGTGTCCGCCGCTAAGTAAAGCCAGCTCCAACGGTTTGCGCAGATGCTCAGGTGCATTTTCACACCAGTGCTTCAGTGCAATCTCGATCATGTCTCTATACCGCTCCACGGTACACCTCCAAATATTCCGCCTTGCGCGTTGCCCAGCTAAAATCCCTCTCCATACACGCCGCTCGTTTGGCAATGAGCGCATCTGAATGAGCATACAGAGCAGCAACCTTCGCCACCGCTCCGGTCACGCCGTCCTCATGCACAATCACGGCGATCTCATCATCCATATTGTCCTGCAACCCGCCGTTGAGCGTTGTGATTGGAATACAACCATAGCGGCAAGCGGTCATCGGCATGAGTCCGCACGGCTCTGCAACGGATGGGGATAGATAAAAGTCCGCCCCAGCCAGCAACGGCACTGCTTGTACCGCAGACGGCCAGCGATTCACCCACAGCACGCCGTCATCGCGTGTCAGCTTCGCAAGCTGTTCCTCGTATTGTTTTTCTCCCTTGCCGACAAGCAGCAAAAAGCCACCGCTATCGCGGATCGTATGTACCGCTTCCAGTACATCGTCAATGCCCTTGTCTCGCACAAGACGGCACATCATCAGATAGATACATTTGTCCGCCGGAATCCCGTAGGTGCGGCACAGACGCTCCTTACACACAGCCTTCCCGGAGAAGTCATCCGCACTGAATTTTGCCGAGGTCATCAGACCCTTTTCCGGTGCAAATACAGACATCAAAATACCGTTTGTAATGCCACGGAAATTAACCTTGCCGAGAACCTGAGACAGTTGATCGCCTCGTTCGAGCAGCTCAATCGCATACGCCTTGGAGACAGTAGTTACAGCATCGTAGAGTCTCAACGCATCCTCGCGTCCCTGCATAAAGTCAGCTTGATCGATGGTGTAAACGCATCGGGGAGGGCGCGTTGCCAATGTGGTCAACAGCTCCGGCGCAGCAAAATTGTGCAACACATCCGGCTTCGTATGCTCCACCGCCATGTTCAGTCCATCCGGCCAGCGGCGCAGAAGGTAATAGTCCACACCAAAGAGGCGGCAGAATCGGACTCCATCGGAAACCTGCTGCAAATTAGCGGCCATGCGTGTCCATACGCTATTTCCATCAGGACACACAACAGTCACAGCATAGTCCGCCGCTACGGAATTGGCGAGGCTGTCCACCACTTCTGCAACACCGCTGCGGGCACAGCCGCCAAGGATACTTTCATCGGTCACAAACATCAACTTTTTCACAGCGGTACACCTCCTCTCAAGATCCGCATCAGATCTTTTTCCGCCAGAGACTCGGCCATATCGATCGCCTGCTCGACAGTGGCATCAGCCAACAAGGGGCGGTTTGCGGATGCGTCACCAGATAGCAAACCGTTCGCCCAATAAGAGCCGCGCTCCACCCAGATACCAAACATCTCCGCCCGTTCCTCTTTTGGTTCAACAGACACCAGTGCCGGTGCGCCGCCATCCAGACGTTTGGCGTGATCACCAACACGCCAATTTTTCAGTTTTTGCCAAAATCCTTGCTCTACGTTGAAAAAACGGTGCTCATGCGTCTCGTCAATGACCGTTTCATCATCAAAATGATACAGCGTGTGCTGGGGTGACCACAATCCTCTCGCAAGCCGTAGGATGCGAGCGGGACACATATCGCCGCCAAGCACCAATTCGGTGCCGGTCAACTCATCCAGCCGCCTCTCCGTCCTATCCGCAAGGGTGATTAAAGTATCACCGGACAAGCACACACCTTCGTGTCGGTCAATAGTGACAGACAATACGCCGTTTGCATCATTTGTGTCAGCTTGAAACCTGAATTTTTCGTATGCAGATCCACCATCCCAGGATGCAGACAAACTGTAATTACCATTATCTCCTGACACAGTAGACTCCTTTAAGACATACTCCCCAGCACTCGTATCCCATGCATATAGTTTGATATTCGCCAAATCTTCAGGCCCGGAAATGCTTGCATCAAACTCAAAGTATGAGGGATTGGTATAGCCGCCTGGTACAGACTCAGCATCCGCAAAGATCGTATAATCACGCGGTTGATCAGGATCAGGTTTTGGGTCGGGATCAGGTTTTGGGTCGGGATCAGGTTTTGGATCAGGACCCGGATCAGGCTTGTCAGGCTTTTGGTCGATGGACATTTTGGCGCTGGTCGAACTAAATTCCAAAGGCAACGTTGCCCACGCATATATAGTGTTATCGGCATCTAAATGTATATCGCATCCCCAAATGCCTGTGTCGTCCGCCTGCGTATGACCAATTTCTCCGCTCAGTAACGCATTTGCCGTCAACTCGCCGGGAACCACCGATAGATGAACTGTTACAGATATGGGAATTACAGTGCCGGTAATGTGTTGGTCCCCGGCAGTAACCTTAGTGTTATCAAAAACATAGCCAGTAGGCGTACTTGTGATTGCGGCAACAAGAATTGCTGACTTTGCTGTCTTGTCCTCTGCGATAGTCACCAAGCCCTGTTTAGAACGGAGATTACCTTGTTCGTCCTTGTAGCCAAACACTTCGCCAACAGAAACACCGTCCAGCAGCAACGACCCTCTTGTAATCATACGATCACCCCATATTTCCAACGACCAGAATAATGTCCCCTGGGGAGTATTGCGTGAAATCAATTCCACTTGGGTCAAACGAGTCGCTTCCAGTATCAATGATTTTGATAGAAGATGCGCCAATATCATCTGGCAGTAGGCGCTTGTCCAGCTTCACCGCCTCCGGAACAGGGTGGGTCAGCGTCACGGAGACATTCTTTGCCGCCAGTTCCTCCGCTGTCAGCCCGAAGGCTGCTCTTAGCATTTCCCCAGTTTTATCGGTGGTGATAAAAGCAACCGTCGTATTTACCATGTATAACGAATACCCATATTTCGGCACAAACGGCGCGGCGCCATCTCCTTGAGACGCAGAAAAATCCGCGACGCTATCACCAATTATCGTACCGGTGACACCATCTGCTGTCTCCGTAAATGCAGTGAGTTCCACGGTAGTACCTTTAATGGTCAACCGGTATGTTTCCCCGGCTTTCATCGGTTTTCCGCTGTAGGCTTGTTCAGCATCAATTTCTACAGACACCGCATCCATCAAAGTTTCTTCGATAGTTTTCCCTGTAAAATAACAAGGGCGGTTAGCAATGTACCCAAGATGGTTCGGATCGTTGACCGCATAATCTGCATCGGTCATCCGCACTTTGCCAAGATTGATTTGTGGCATTTAGTTCCCTCCAATCTCTACACCATACCGCTCGAACATTGCGCGGATGGCGGGGTTACGCAGCAGTTTCTTCCTCTGGCCTTGGTTGAGGCCGTTGAAGACCTCTTGTAAGGCTGTCTTGACCTCAGTGTTATATTCGATAACTTTCTTTCTCAACTCATTCATGCCGTCACCCCTGTAAGCAGTGCTTCCAGCGCATCTCGCAACTCGGCATTGTCCTGCTCAAGCGCCGCGATACGTTCCTCGGGCGTAGGCTCGGGCGCGGGCATTTCGGTTGCTAACTTTTCCAATTCCGCGTTTTCCTCCACCGTCTGGGTATAACCATCCTCGTCAGGCTTTTTCCTAATCTTCCAGTTAACAATAAACACGCCATTCTCGATTTTATAGTCCGGGGAGATGGTTTCCTTCTCCTGGTCATAGGCAGGCTTTTCCAGATACAAATATTTCATTCTGTCACCTCCTGTGCTGTCCACTTAACAAAACCATTATCGTCAACCGTGCACCCCATACGGAGCAGGGCGGCGATGCGCTCTACATCCGTCCATGCCGCTCCTTTGCCATCACACATAGCGGCTTTGACGCTATAATCCAAATACCCTGGGCATATTGGCATGTGGTAATCACTTCCGGTAGAACCAAGGTCAAAATAGTTCTTTTCCACTCTATTTGTGATATCATTTCTCTTTGCTGGGATAGTCATCAAACTACCATATATATGCAGTCCAATACCGACAGGCGTATTACCATCAGCCAATGTTGGCAAACCATACGAAGGATTTCTTAAAGGTGATGTTTGTAATTTAGGTATCTCTGCTACCCCATTCACCCCGACAATACTATTACCACTGATCTGCACATCATCTACCGCACCGCCACCAGACGGAGTATCCACCGCCTCCCACGCAGTTGGCTTGCCATCGGTATCCACAGCTTTGACCTTGATGGTCTGACCAACTGCGGCGGCGGTTAGGCCAAGGGAGATATCAGTCCCGCCAGACGGGATATCCATCGGTTTCCACTTGGTTGGCTTGCCGGTCTCGTCCACCGCCGTGATTTTGGCGATTTGACCGACCGTCGCGCCGGTTACGTCAATGCCAGGGTCACCCTTTTCTCCTCGTGGCCCGGGGATGCCTTGAGGTCCCTCCTTGCCCTGTTTCCCTTGAGGGCCGGGATCACCCTTTCCGCCTTTGACGTGCCCGAGATTGATCGTGTCCCCGTCCGCCGTGGTCAAAATCAGATCGCCGTCATTGTTGATGGCATACTGCGGCGGTTGGTCTCCCTCGTAGGTCAGGATCAGGTCGCCATCGTCGTTGACGGAAAACTGATATGCGCCAAGACCGCCGCCTGTGTCGCCCTTCGGGCCCTTGAGGTTCACGGTCTGCGGATTCGCCTTGCCGCCGTCGTTCGTCCACGACAAGTCGCCGTCGTCGCTCATACTCGGCGTGAACGTCACGCCGTCCTTACCGGCGGCACCGTCTGCGCCCTGCAAGGGGCCGTTGTTGATGAACTCGCCGGTAATACCGTCGAAAATGTAGATGTCATAGGGCTCTGCCGTGCCCACGCCGTAGGCATCGCCTGCCGCTGCGGTCGCTTTCTGCGCGGCGTCGAGCGCAGCCTTCGTGCCGTAATAGCCCAGCACCTTGAAGCCGCTGCCGGTCTCCCCCTTGGGGCCGGTCGGTCCGGTCGCGGCAACGCCCGTGTCGGCAAAGGCGCCCGCCGTGGCGTCCCACTTGAACCAGTTGCCCGTGGTCTCGTCGACGTATGGCATCTTGGAAACCGCCGTCTCCGCATCCGCCGCCGCCCGCAAAACCTCATCTACCCAGCTTTGATAGGCCGGAGGCGGCTTGGTCGTGCCGTTTGCGCTCAGCGACGGCTCGACCACCGTGCGCCACGTCCGGCTCTTGGCGATCGCGCCGCCCACGGTGTAGGTGAGCTCGGCCGTGCCCTCGCCCGCCTTTGCAGTGTCGGCGTTGCTCAGCGTCCAGATCACGTCACCGTTCTCGCTCTTAAGGCTCGCGGGATACGGTGCGCTGTCGCCCTCGCGCAGCACCGTCAGCGTGAAGACGCCCTCGCCGTACAGCCGCGCCCAGCTGTCCGCAAGGCCGCGCCAGACGATCCTCTGCGCCTCGTTCTCGCCCTGATGGCCCAGCGGCAGATACGGCAGCTCGCGCACTTCGATCTCTCTCATACGATCTCGTACCCCCTCTCGTAGCCCTGCGCCGGTTCATGCGTCCTGCCCCAGTAGCGGGCAAAGTTGCCGTAGGCCTCGTTATAGAGCTGCCCCGAATCGGCATAGCGGCTGTACTCGCCGTTCTCCGCATCGATCTTCGCCTTGAGGTACAGCACGTACAGCTCATCGTGCGGGGCCTTCACCAGCAGCTCTTCGTCCATGCCGTCCGGATAGCCGGTCGCCATGATCTGCTCGAGCTCTTCCGGCGTCGCCAGCAGCACGTCCACCGCGATCCTGCCCTCAAGCGCCTTGAGCCATTCGAATTTTTCCTCTTCGGGAAAGGCGTTCGGCTTCGCCGTGTCGGCGTGCTGCATCGCTTTTCTCGGTGTCAT